CCGCATGAGCCGCACGCGCATCATCACCGCCCGCGAGGCCATCTTCGAGTGCATCGAGTTCACCGGCAGCGCCGACCTGGGCGGCGAGGACTTCGAGCACATCAGCGAGCACCTCGCCCGATGGGCCTTTGACCCCACCATCAGCGACGCCGACCGCGCGACCTTCCGCCGCCTCGCCGCCGACGAGCTGGCCGAATGGTTCGCCAGCGAGCCCGCTTCATCGTGCGCCTGATTGCCTTGGTCTTCTGCTGTTCCTGCGCTCCGGTCGGCACCAACCCGGCCACGGTGCAGACGCCAGACTCGGGGTGGACGGCCGAGGCGTTCATCTGCGACCCCTGGGCATCCGTCGGCTGTCGTGACCGTTCATGGATTGGCCAGTGCGGGCAGAGCACGCGGATTGAGGTGTTGTACGTGGAATGCGTGGAGTCCGAGGGCGGGTGGGCGTCCTACAGCTGGAGCGCGACGCCGGTTGACAACGACTGCGACGCCGAGGCGCGGGTGCGGGGCCTGTGGGAGCAGCAGACGGCGGTCCGCGAAGATGCGGGCGATGGGGTGTGCCTGTGAGTTCCGAAACACGGCTGATGGCCTATGCTCTCACCTTCGTCGCTTCGTGCGCGGTTGCGGTAGGCATCGCCCTCGCTGCCGCGTCCAGTCCCGCTGCGCCGGCGTCGACGACTGCGACGCACTCCGGGAGGACTGCGACGGTGCGCCGCGCGGAGCTCGATGCCGTCGCCGCCGAGCACCGCGCCGCGCTCCGTAGTGTCATCCATGAGGTCCACGTCATTGGACTGCGGGTGGATCTGCTGCGCGAGGAGACCGCAACGGCCTGGGCGACATGCGTCGTTCCGGGCGACTGGTACCAGGTAGGGGTCCTCGAGGTGCCCCCGGTGCGAAAGGCGAGACGATGAAGCCCTCAGCCCACCAACTCGCGCAGCGGGTGCGCGACATCATGGACGACATGGCGCTGGGCCTGTCGACCCCTGAGATCAAGGCGAAGCGCGCCGCCGAGTGGTCCGTGTCCGCACGGACCATCGACCGATACGCCAAGGCAGCTCGGGAGCGTCTGGCCGATCTGGTGTCGAAGGACGATGGCCATTGGCTGGCCCGGCATGTGGCGTTCAGGCTTCGGGTGGCCCGGGAGGCCATGGAGGCCGGCGAGTTCACGCCGGCGCTCGCGGCCATGAAGGACCTCGGGCGGCTCCAGCAGTTGTACGCCGCCGACAAGGCGCACAAGCGCATCGCGGAATCGGCCAGCGAGCAGCTCATCGCGCTCCTGAGCGGAATTCACGGGCTTGGCAGCGTGGAGACGCTGCCAGCGGGCGTGAATGCGGCCGGTCATGGGTGAGTTCATCGTCGGCATTGACCCTGGGACTCTGTGCGGATGGGCGGTCATCGACGACTCCACCGGCGCGCGGGTCGCGTCGGGAGTGTGGGACCTCAGCACCCGACGTCACGAGGGCGGCGGGATGCGGTTTGTGCGCGCCCGGCGGCGGCTCCTCGATGTGGTCGACACCTACCGGCCTGTCGCCGTGGCCTATGAGGAGGTGGCACGTCATCGCGGGACGGCGGCCGCCCACGTATACGGCGGTCTCGTGGGTGTAATGACCGCCCTTTGCGAGGAACGGGAGACCCCCTACATGGGCATCCCGGTGGGCACCGTCAAGAAGCTGGCGACAGGGAAGGGCAACGCGAACAAGGCGGCGATGGTCGCGGCGGCGGCGCGCCGGTGGGCGTTGGCCGACGCCGTCGACGACAACGAAGCGGATGCGCTGTGGGTGGCCGAGACGTGGAGGCGCACCGCTTGACCTTCACTCCCCCGCTGCTCCCCGAGGGCTTCGTGCCCGATCCGCGGACGTTCCGCACGCCGATGGCCGAGGCCCTCTTGCGCGAGGTCTTCCACCCGGACGGCGCGCGCATCGTCTCGATATGGGGCGGCATCGGCGGCGGGAAGTCCTACGCCATCGCCCAACTCATATTCGCGGTGGCGCAGGCTCGCCCGGGATGTCGCATCCTGGTGGGCGCGGGCTCCCTCAACCTGCTCCTCGGCGTCGTCAAACTCCGGTGCGACGAGGTCTTCGGGGCCGATGGGCTGGCGTCCTGGTGCGGCGGGATTCTCGACCCGCACTTCGCGTTCCCCAACGGGAGCGTGGCGCAGTTCCGCGCCTACAAGCTGCCGAAGACCCGATCCGAAGCCGAGAACCCGTGGGAGGGGCGAGACTGCCACCTGCTGGTCATTGACGAGATCGAGCAGCTGCCCGAGACGGTGCTGGATCACAGCCTGCAACGGTGCCGCATCAGCGCGACCGACGTGGCCGGGAACCGCTTCTCGCCGACCGTGGTCTGGTGCGGTCGGCCGGGGGCTATCGACCACTGGGTGAGGGAGACGCTGGCGCTGGGCAACAAGGGCGAGCGGGTCAAGATCATCTACCCACAGACGCGGGACAACCCGCTCTTGTGGGAGCGCGGACCCGACGGCGCGCCATTCAGTCCCTACCTTGACCGGCTCCGCGCGAAGCACACCCGAGAGCAGTTCGAGTGCCTGACCCAGGAAGTCGTCGGCGCGACGATGCCCAGCGATGGGGCCATCTTCGATGGGGTGTTCATCCCCCTCGAGTGGCCCGCCGGCAACCTGGTGCGATGCGCACCAGACCCGGCGTCCACAACGTGGGCGTGCATCGACTTCGGCGTCTCAACCATGGCGGTCCTCTGGATTCAGCGCCGGATGGTCGGGGGGCAGCTGGCAGACGTCGTGGTGGACGAGTGGTGTCCCGATACGGCCACGAGCACCCAGCGCGTGGTGGAGGAGCTCTTGTCGCCATCTCGGCCCCGGGCGAATGAACTATGCGTCGATCCGGCCGGCCAGGCCCGCAACCCGACGTCCCGGCTTGTGTCCGAGGTGGACATCCTGCGGCGCGCGGTTGGCGCGGACCCCGACGGATTGGGCGGCGGCGTCGGGATCCCAGTGCGGGCGAGGACACTGCAAGGCGAGCGTGGCCGAGTGCGAGCTGGAGTGGCCCGAGTCTCGGCGCGCTTCTGCACCGCTGCCGGTGAGCGCCAGCTGCTCGTCGCGCTGCAGTTGTGGGAGAGCCCGAGGCACCGGCGCGGGATGCGCCACACGATCCAGCAGTACGAGTGGGGTCCCGACGGCGAGCCCCTCAAGGGCGAGCGGGGCCGTCACGCGGACCACGTCGCCGACGCCCTCCGTCAGCATGTCGCGCGCAACGCATGGCAGGGGCTGCAGATGGAGGCACCAAGGGCAAGGCAGGGCCGCGGAGGCCCAGCCCCAAGGAGCGCCGGTGTTCGTCGGCGCGGGCGAGGCCGTCAGAGCGGCAGATGACCGTCGGCGGTTGACGATACGTGACGCCCTCCACGCACGCGCGGGAGGGGCGAGGAGGACGACAGTGAGCACAGAAGAACAGGCCCAGCATCTCGAGGCCCAGGCGCGAACCTTGAGCGCGACCGTCGACCACGCGATCCGGTCGCTTCGTGTCGAGGTGCGCCAGGTCGTGACCAAGGCAGGGCGGCTGGAGGACGTGGTCGACACCAGCAACGCCGAGGACCTGCTGCACTTCGCCATCGGGGTGTCCACCGCGGCGAGCAAGCTGGTCGCCTTGTCCGGCCGGATGCTCGCCGCCGAGATTCGGCTGGAGAGCGTGCGCGAGCGCATGGGGGACCTGTCGTGAGCCGCCGCCCCACGTCGGCGATCTGCACGTCAGTCGAGCTCGCATGGGCCGAGGTGCGGCTGGCCCGGAAGCAGGTGGACAAGCTGCGGGAGGGCGGTCGGTGGATCGGCCGCTCGGTGCGCGCCGAGTTGGAGCGTGCCGAACAGCGGGCTGAGGACATGCGCAAGGGGTTGCGTCAGCGCCTTGTCGCCGACCTCGTCGGCAGCGTGCCCGACTCGGTGGATGTGGCATGCAAGACGGCGCACGCCGGCGCGGTGGAGTTCAGCGCCAGGTCAGAGAGCATGCAGACGGCGGTCAGCGTCCTGCGCCGCGACGATGAGACCTTGTGGCAGTTGGTGCAGCGCGCGTCGGCGGTCTTCGCTGAGGCGGTGTGCGCCGCAGAAGGGTGGGCTTGTGAGGACTAGCGACGAGGGTGTGGCCGAGCTTGCTGGGGCCGTGGCGCGCGCGTCGGTCAACTTCCCCGTTTGGGTGAAGTCCGGCTCGGCGGAGGTCACCATGAAGAAAGGTGGAAAGTTCACCTACACATACGGCGAACTGCCCAACCTTCTAGACGCGATCCGCCCGTACCTCGGCGCGGAGGGCGTGTGGGTCACTCAGTTACCCGAATCGATCGACAGCGTTCTACGGCTCACCACCAGGATCCTCCACGAGGGTGGCGGGTGGATTGAGACGGACATAGGCATAGCGGTGGGCGAGGACGCCACCGTTCAGGAACTCGGCTCGGCCATCACCTACCTCAGGCGCTATGTGCTTCAGTCTGCGTTCGGTCTGGCCGCCGGCGACGACGATGGGCATGCGGCCGGACAGGCTGCAATGCCTCGGCAGGGCCAGCGCCGACAGCATAGGCCGTCGGCCAAGCACCAGGAGCGCCCGTCGGCGGATGCGTTCATGTTCATGGGCGCGCCTGTCCCGGGGCTGGAGGTCAAGGGCGGTCAGCCCTGGGCGCGGCTGGGCGCGATGGCCGCGTGGCTCAAGGGCGAGCTGGGCGACGACGGGACGGCGCTGTACACCGAGTGGAGGGCGGCCCGGAAGGACGGGCAACTCAGCGACGACGAGCCGTTCCACGTCGGCGGGGCTTGGGCGAAGCTCTTCGGCGAGGAGGGAGAGGACTTTCAGGGCTTCGTCGCCGAACGCCGCCAGCAGAAGGGAGGGGAGTCGTGACCGCCGACTATTCTGAGTTCCTCCGGCAGAAGACGCGCAACCATGTGGACACCGGGCTTCGGCACTCCGAACTCGGCACCTTCCACAAGTCGCTGTTCCAATACCAGAAGGACATCGTCCAGTGGGCGCTGCGTAAAGGGCGAGCGTGTCTGTTCGAGGACTGCGGCCTCGGTAAGACGATTCAGCAGTTGGAGTTCGCGCGCCACGTCCCAGGTGATGTGCTCCTGCTGACACCACTCGCGGTAGCGTCGCAGACGGAAGCAGAGGCCAGTCGCTTTGGCTTCGACGCGCGGGTCAGCCGAGACGGCACAGTGAAGGCGCAGACGACCATCACGAACTACGAGCAGATGCACCGCTTCGACCTGTCGAAGTTCACCGGGCTCGTGCTCGATGAGAGTAGCATCCTGAAATCCCACGATGGGCGGACGCGAACGGCCATCATCGACGCCGCGCAGTCGGTGCCGTTTCGTTTGGCGTGCACCGCAACGCCGGCCCCAAATGACCACATGGAGCTCGGCAATCATGCGGAGTTCGTCGGGGCGATGACCAGGGTGGAGATGCTCGCGACGTATTTCGTACACGACGGTGGCGATACGTCGAAGTGGCGGCTCAAGGGTCACGCCGGTCATGACTTCTGGGAATGGGTGGCCACGTGGGCGGTCATGATTCGCAAGCCGTCGGACATCGGGCACTCCGACGACGGTTTCGACCTGCCGCCCATGTTGACGCACGAGCACGTGCTGGACTCCGGCATGGTGTCGGAGGGCGAGTTGTTCGTGATGCCGGCATCCACGCTGAACGACCAACGTCGCGCCCGGAAGCACACCATCAGCAACCGCGTCGCCAGGGTGGCTGACCTCGTGAACCGCACCCCCGGCCCGTGGCTGGTGTGGTGCGAGCTCAACGCCGAGGGCGACTCGCTGACCGCCGCTATCGACGGGGCGGTCCAAGTCGCAGGGCGAGACGACGACGAGTCGAAGGCGCGCAAGATGCTCGCCTTCAGCGCCGGCGAAACCCGCGTTCTCGTGACGAAGCCGAAGATCGGCGGATTCGGGATGAACTGGCAGCACTGCAGCCAGATGGCCTTCGTGGGGCTGTCCCATTCGTGGGAGCAGTTCTACCAGGCGACGCGCCGATGCTGGCGGTTCGGTCAGGAGAACCCGGTGAACGTCCACGTCGTCAGCACTGACGCCGAGGTCGCGGTGCTCCAGAACATCAAGCGCAAGCAGGCTGCCGCAGACGAAATGGCCGCGGAGATGGTGAGCGCGATGAGCGAGCGGATGAATTTGGAGGTGCGAGGGATGGCGAGAACGGTCGACACGTACGAGACGGACAAGCGCGACGGCGACGGGTGGACGCTTCACCGGGGTGACTGCGTGGACATCGTCGCGGACATGCCCGACGACTCCGTCCACTACACGGTGTTTTCCCCACCGTTCGCGAGCCTGTACACGTACAGCGCCAGCGACCGAGACATGGGCAATTGCGCCACTCACGGCGAGTTCTTCGAACACTTCCGTTTTCTGGTAGTGGACCTGCTGCGCGTGACGATGCCGGGTCGCCTCCTGTCGTTCCACTGCATGGACCTGCCGGCGACCAAGATGCGGGACGGGTTCATCGGGCTGCACGACTTCCGCGGCGAGCTCGTGCGGATGTTCGTAGATGCGGGGTGGATTCTCCACTCGCAAGTCTGCATCTGGAAAGACCCCGTGACGGCGATGCAGCGGACGAAGGCGCTCGGATTGCTCCACAAGCAGATCAAGAAGGACTCATGCATGTCGCGCATGGGGCTCCCCGATTACCTCGTCACGATGCGCAAGCCGGGCGACAACCCCGAGCGGGTCACGCACACCGCCGAGGATTTCCCGGTGCAGCTCTGGCAGAAGTACGCATCGCCGGTCTGGCACGACATCAACCCGTCGGACACGCTCCAGTATCGGAGCGCGCGTGAGCACGAAGACGAGCGCCACATCTGCCCTCTTCAGCTGACGGTCATCCGCCGCGCGTTGAAACTGTGGAGCAACCCAGGGGACTTGGTGCTGAGCCCGTTCGCAGGCATCGGCAGTGAGGGGCATGTCGCACTCAAGGAATGCCGGAGATTCGTCGGAGTCGAGCTCAAACGCTCATACTTCGAACAGGCCGCGCGCAACCTCAGCGCCGCGACGGCTCAGCCAGGGCTCTTCGACTCCATCGGGGGCCCGTGATGTCGCATCTTTGTTCTGCTGCGGATGGTCCGCGGCCCCCCGGCGGGCGTGATTCTGATGTACCTGCATCGACCACGACTGCAACCGCCGGGGGAT